TACAAACATCATCTGCGCTCGATCGTATCAACGTCCGTCGCCTTCTCATTGACATCCGTCGTCAGGTTCGCGTCGCCTTCTCATTGACATCCGTCGTCAGGTTCGCGATATCGCGCAAACAATCATCTTTGAGCCAAATCGCGAAGCAACTCTCGCCCGCTTCACGGCTGCAGTCACACCACGCCTTCAGAGAATTCAGGCCCTTGCTGGTCTCGAGAGATTCCGCGTCATCATCGATTCATCCACCACAACTCAGGCGGACGTCGAGAACAACACGGTTCGTGGTAAGATCTTCTTGCAGCCAACCAAGACCATCGAGTTCGTCAGCCTCGACTTCGTTGTGGCCAACAACCTACAACAAGTGCAATGAATAAAATCGGGTAAATTACCTAATAAATTTAGGTAATCAAATATCCAAATGATTTTTAAGGGCTTCTTGAAAGGAGCCCTTAATTATTTGTGGCGAAATATAGGCTGTGTAGATTGATGTACGACATAGTTATGAGCCATAAAGAAGATTGTATAAATGTCACAAGTTAAGTTTGATAGCGCAGGAATATCAGCACAGGATGCAGGATCAACGCTTCTTAAGCAAACAACCTTAAGCGGAACTCCTGCAATGATTGTAGGCACAGCGTTAAAAGGCCCAGCGTTCGTTCCGGTGTCTGTTGGATCTTTTAACGATTTTATCAATCGTTTTGATTATCCAAATATATCTGGATCCTTAACTGGCCGATTAGGAAAGACTACGAATTACGGGCCATTAGCAGCCATGGAATGGCTTCAAAATGCTCAATCAGTTACATTCATCAGAGTTTTAGGCGTTGGTGACGGAAGGAATCGTTTACAATCTGGAGATGTTAAAAATGCTGGATTCACTGTGGGAGAAGAGCAACCAAATCATATAACGTCATCTGGAACTTTAGGCGCAAATCCATACGCAAACGTTGGTGGAACATTAGGTAGAACTTATTTCTTGGGTTGTTTCATGTCGGAGTCTGCTGGATCAAACGTTTTTAGCTCAGCAGGATTGCAGGGAACTGGAAGCGTAAATGGAATCGGAATTAACACTTCCGTTCCTATCGTAAGAGGAGTTCTTATGACTCCATCTGGAGTTATTCTTCGTCTGTCCTCTTCTGGTGGAGGATATGATTCCTCAGCGCCAACTTCAACGCTTGTTGCTTCTGATGCTATTTCAAAAGGTACAACGTTAGGGTCTGTTCAATTATTTGATGATAACGGCAAACAATTACAACAATTCGTGATGTTGTTGAATGGTCATAAAGGTTCAATAGATTATCCTAATGTTATTACTGCATCTTTGGACATACAATCTCCAAGTTATATAACTAGAGTTTTAAATATGACGGCATCGTTGTTGCAACAGGCAGGTCATTATTTGCAAACGCATTGGGATATACATCCAATAACTGCATTATTGACAGGAACGGGAGTCGTAAATTCAGGTGCAGAATCTCCAAACGATTCATCAAGAAAATACTCCACCGAAAGATCAGTGTTTCTTATTACTTCATCTTTGTCCCGTGACACAGGAAGTACAACAGTTCCAAATTATGAAGCTTTTAGAGATAGATTTTCTCACGCTTCAACTCCATGGTTTATTTCTCAAAAATTTCATGGCAAACCATTAAATTTATTTAAGCTTCATTCATTAGATGCTGGCGAAGATGTATCAAAAAAATATAAGATCATTATCCATGACATAATGCCATCCAATAATGAAACAGAATATCCATATGGAACATTCTCATTAACAATTCGAGACATTAACGATTTTGATGAAATAATGCCTGCATTAGAATCTCACGTTAATCTGAGTTTAAATCCTTCATCTGATAGATACATCTCAAAAGTAATAGGTGATGTTCACTCATATTTTGACTTTGACAGGCCTGACAACAACCAAAAATTTGTCGTAGAAGGAAACTACGGCGTTAAGTCTCGTTATGTTAGAGTAGAAGTTTCGCAAGAAATTCATGACGTTAGCATTCCTTCAGAAGTATTGCCTGTCGGATTTAGAGGGATATCTCATATTGTAACATCTGGTTCCTCACCATTAGCTTCATTAGGTGGAATTGATGCATCTGCACTATCAAATCCTAATTTCTTGAGAAATGCCGTTGTTCCGCCTATTCCTTTTGCTGATAATATCATTACGATTAATAATGACATGCAATATGCTTCTTCAGTTCATAGATGGGGAGTAAAGTTAGAGCATGTAACAAGCTTAGCAAATCAAAATGATTTTAAATATTTTAATGAATCAATAGAAAGTTTTACGAAGTATTTCCCTACCAATTCGATGACAAACGTCAACTTCGCGGTGTCAGACAACCAGGGAACTGCTGATACGACACAATTAGGAATAATTGATGCCGATAGATTTTGCAACAATTTATTCACATTAGAAAACGTGAAGATAACTACAGGATCAAACGGATATTCCACAAAGCAAAACTGGAAGTTAGCAAAATACGTTAGAAATGGTGAGATCAATTCAGACGATATTGGGAAAACTCGTAGAGTTTGCATAGATGATTTTAGAGATACAACGAGCAGGAGTTTCTTATCGTTCCAGACGATCATGCAAGGAGGTTTCGACGGCGTTAACATATTTGAAGAAAATGAATCAAATCTGACAAATGCAGCAGTCGTAGCAGACATGTATGATCCTAACAGAGGAAAATCATCAGGCGCATCTGCTGCATCATATTTGAAAGCATTGCAGATCATCAATGATACTTCAATATTTGATATGCAACTTTTAGCAATTCCTGGTATAAGAGCGCCTATCGTCACTGATGAAGCTTCTTCAGTTGCAGAATCTAGATATGACTCATTATACGTCATGGACATAGAACAAGTTGATAATGATGGCGATCCAATAGAGATATCAAAGACTTTAGCGTATAGCAACGCTCTTAAACCTGACGTTCAAAAAACTATAGATTTATTTGTTTCTAGAGGATTAAATTCTTCATTTGTTGCTGCATATTTTCCTGATGTTTTAATGAGAATCGACATAGATCAATATGGAACAGATTCAATACAAGTTCCTCCTTCCGTCGTCGCCATCGGTGCGCTTTCATTAAATGACGCGATAGGACAACCTTGGTTTGCTCCTGCTGGAATCAATCGTGGCGCTCTGAGATCAACCTTGTCCCCGATAGTAAAATTAAAAGAACAAGATCTGAACTCGTTGTATTCGAACAATATAAATCCCTTGTACGCTCCTACAAATGTAGGAGGTCAAGGTTCTGGCGTTGTCGTGTGGGGACAAAAGACATTAACTAAAGCGATGTCTTCTTTGGATAGAATTAATGTCAGAAGATTATTATTAGAAATCAGAAGACAAATTAGAGATATTGCAATACGATTACTCTTCGAACCCAATCTCGAATCTGTTATAAATAGATTTTCTAGCGAAGCCGGCGCCCGGTTGGCTAACATCCAATCTCTATTTGGATTACAGAGCTTTAATGTCAAGATCGACACGTCATCTACAACACAATCCGACATCGACAATCACACCATTAGAGGAAAAATTTACGTTCAACCTACAAGAACTTTAGAATATATGTCTTTAGAGTTCGTTGTGTCAAATGGTTTAAGTTCAGAAATATAAACGTTTAATTCAAGAACAAAGTTCTCGCATCCCCATATTTTTACAACGCCCGCAGATTCTGCAACCTGCGCTTCAGTCAATCCTTCAGACGAATCTGCCTTAAACTTAAATCTGTTATACCTTTTCTCAAAGTCTGTCCACCAAAACCTTGGTGGAGTTTTTGAAATTTCCTTAAATCCAGCATGTCTATATCCGTTGCCAGTTCCACCCCAACGGTGGTCAACATATGTTACGATTTTCTTATAACCATTTTCATTGGACCATTTTTTGACATATTTTATGAGTCTGCCAAGGCCGCCTTGAACATTATGATTCAGCTTAGGACAACATCTTGCTATTTCAATAGCATCATGCTTCTTATGAAATGGCTTTCTTATAGATATTCCATAAACTATCTGTCCTTCGTTATCAAACAATCCCCATGAGTCTATAGAAACAATATCGCCATCTGCATGATTCTCTTCAAAAAATATTTTTCTTTCAGTTTTCGTTAACTGTCTTACGGCACATTTTCTGGCTGCAATTGTCTTTTGTGCCATGCCCAACCGTGAGAGAATCATGGATTGAATAATGTTACGTTTATCTCTCCATTCATCTTCAAATATATGTAGCAAATTAATACCAGATTGTTCTGCGGTCAACGTCTTGTTATTATGATATCCTTGTGTCTTATTAACGTGACTATGCCAATACAACCCGTTGTATTCTATTGCAAATTTTTTATCCTCAACGAAGATGTCAAGTTCAAGTCCCCCTAAGACTTTTCTAACATTTCTCGATACCGTGAATCCCAATGATTCAATCCATTTTGCTATCTCTTCTTGTGCTATAGAACCGCCTGGAGAACAAAAGAAACATTTTCCTCGTTGTAGGCTTCTAAGAGATCCCTGAAACTGTTTTTCGCATCCGCTACACTCTACTACAATGATCTTTTGCGCATCGTTAATATAATTTTCTAACCCACCAATAACTTTTAATTGTCCTGTTTTTTCAATTCTTTCTTTTATTTCATCGTGAGGCAATCTTTTTAACTGGTCTAGGTGTTCTCTTATATGTTTTTGTTTCAATTTTAGCGAAACTTTTTGAGACATCGTCTTGATTCGATCGTCTGTTTCTTTCGATAATCCTTTTGCCCAAGGAATAATTTCTCCCATTGCAAACTTATTCTTTAGATTTTCTTTAACATTAGCGATTCTTGGATCCGTATCAGACGTTAATCCTTTGTTCCAAATCTTAATTGACCCATTGTTAAATCCCTTCTTTCGACCCACCTTTGTCGCGGCTGCTCTTTCTTTAATCCTGTCATCTGTTTCTTTCGTTAATCCTTTGGACCAGCCTGACTTGCCCTTCAAAGATTCTGATCTTTTTCTGGCGATTTCTTTCGCTGAATCAATATCCATCATCTTGTAAATAAAAGCATTATGACCATTTATGACAGTGGAATATCCTTTCCACCACCCATTCCATTTCGTTTCTTGATTACAACCGCATGCGCATTTCTTCGGCCCCCCGTTGACCTGATTCCATAGCTGTTGCGACGTGATTCCATGCGCTATTTCAAGGTGACTTTCAAAAGACGTTAATCTCTTTGATTCAAACAGATTGCACAAAGGACATTGTATAACCTTCAATTCATTCTTACCCATCTGTTCTTGCGCTTCCCTTACCCATAATATATTCTTAAGTTGATAAAAATTGTTGAAAAAAGATCTTAGCTTTTCATATAGGAATATTTATCAATACTCACCCCTATAGGAGAACACCACAATGGCTGAGACACTAGACGTTACATCAATGATTCCAAACAAATTCGAACCCAAACGAAAAAATCGTTGGGTTCTGATGATCGAAGGTATTGACGCCTACATCATCAAGACCGCGGCACGTCCTCAGGTCACGACAGAAGAAGTCCCAATTCCATTCATCAACTCAACGCGTTACCTCGCAGGTAAGACGACATTTAATGCGATGAACGTAACACTCCACGACCCAATCGCTCCATCAGGTGCACAACAGGTCATGGAATGGATCCGCCTCCACTTTGAGTCTGTTTCCGGTCGTTCTGGCTACGCAGACTTTTACAAACGTGACATCCAATTGAAGATGCTTGACCCAGTCGGCACAGTTATAGAATTATGGGACATCAAGGGTGCATTCATCACAGATGCAAACTTCAATGAAGTTACATACGAAGATGGTAATCCGGTTGAAATTGCTCTAACACTTCGTTACGACAACTGCGTACTGCAGTACTGATACAATAAAAAATCTTTATCAAATCATAAAGATAATTTCAATTACCTCTATGGCTTTATGCTGTGGAGGTAATTTCGTTTATGCTCTTGTTACAAGTTTATTTTCATGTGATTTTTCTTTGTCATTATGGTTTTACATTCGATTAGAATGATTACATAATGTAGTAATTCACAGGAGACGTATGTCGGATAATAGAGAAATTAAGAATTCAGTTTTCACACAAGGTGCTCCAGCCGGTCACGATAATCGAATACAATCAATTTCGCATGCAGACGCCGTGAAAGCAGAGTTTGGTTTGGACATTCCAACTGAGCTTGTTCCTCTTCCGTCAAATGGGAAAGTCTATTCTTCTGCTTCTTCATTGAGCGGAAGAGAGACTGTTGAGATTCGTCCAATGACGGCTCGTGAAGAAGACATCTTAACAAGCAGAGCCTTGCTGAAAAAAGGAACAGTTGTTACTGAATTGATTAAATCATGTCTAGTTGACAAGACTATTAACACGCTTGATCTTCTTGCTGGCGATCGAAACGCTTTAATGGTCGCAGTTCGCATTACAGGTTATGGAGCTGATTATACTGCAGAGGTTCCATGTGGCGAATGTGAAGCAAAGAACAAGCAAACTTTTAATTTAGCAGAACTTCCTCTTAAACGTCTGGAGTTAGATCCAACCGTCGAAGGCCAAAATTTATTTGAGTTTGTTCTTCCGCATACAAAGAAGAAAGTTCTCTTTAAGTTCACGACTGGCCGCGATGAGGAAGAATTATCGGTGCTACAAGAAAAGCAAAAGAAGCTTGGATTAAAGACTGACAACTCTGTTACAACGGCTCTTCAACAAGCGATTATTTCAATTGACGGTATCGAAGATAGAGCAAAGATTGTTAACTTTATTAAGATGATGCCGGCACGAGATTCATTAGCTCTTCGAAATTACATTCGTCAGAATGAGCCTGGTGTGACTATGAAGCAAGAGGCTGTATGTCCAGAATGTGGTCATTCAGAGGAGGTGAACATGCCGCTTGGTGTTAACTTTCTTTGGCCTACATCCTGATAACAAAGCTGACGTTATTCTTGAACCAATTTTTATATTGATGTATTACGGCGGGTTTAC